TCTGCTGTTCTATACTTTCAGACTGTTTTGCTAAATCCGGCAGTAATATATTTTCAGAGATTTCGCTTTCTTGGGACATCGACTCTTTTGAAAATGAATCTTCCTCCCGTACTGGCTCATCCAATACTGCTGACCCCTGATATCCAATAAAATCCTCAAACATGTTCATCTGATGATCTGCAATGTAGTCATTATAAGATTTTCCGATGCGATTCCTATAAGTATCCGGGAAGAATTTCATCTGTTTTTTCTTCATTTCGCCAGTAAGCGGGTCCGCATATTCCTGTGGCTTCGGTGTGAACATGATTGCTTCTTCCAGATCGAACAACATACAAAGGCCCTGATCTGAATTAGCCACTCGTCCAAGCACTTTATAACGGCATTCCCGATTCCAGTTCATGAGCCTGAAGATATTTTCTACAAATTCCAATGATGTAATATCCTTATTCACCCAGTTTTCGCCTTTCTGTCGTGCCCATTCAACAGACGCGCTGTCCTCTTCCGGGCACATAATCAACGCAAGCCGCTTCTTATTAGGGTGCAAAATCGGAAGGACATACTTGATTCCTTCAAAAAGCCGAATGCATGCCATATTAAATTTCATAACACCATATTTTATGCTCACTGCAGGTTTATTCAGCATGGAAAACTGGGTGCGCGGCGGAAGTTCATAGCCATCGAACTTTTCGTACTCCAGTTCTCTTTTATGTTCTTTCCGTATCTGTGCAAGTTCACGAATCAAGGAGATTTCCCGAACGCTCAGTTCCTGCGCCCTGCTTTTTTCTTCCATTCTATAAGTTCCTCCTACATCGACATCAAAAGATCATCCAGTTCACGTTGAACTTCATTTTTGCTTGGAATTGCACCAATCATGGGATTTTCTACGACTTGGCCAGATTCCATCACATCATTAACTGTAATGCTCTGAACCCATTTACTCCGATATAACCGGCATTTCAGATTCATCGAACAATTTTCTTGTTCATACTGATTTTTCCCAGTCAAAATCCGGGACTCATCTAATTCAAAAATCAGAAATTTTGCATTTCCCTGACCCCGGCAGATACCACGGCACTGGTAGCGGTAATTCATTTTCCAGTTCAACGTTTGAAAGACAAGCCCAGAAAATGCTCTGGCTGAAAAAACACTATGAACGTCATTGTCATCTCTCCAGTGCATCGCTGTTGAAAAGCCGTGATTGCTCTTTCGCAAAATCACGACCTGCAGAATCGGATGATAGAGCAGTTCCACATACTCGCAGTCGTCCAACCGGCTATGGCAGGCCTTGCTGAAACGGATTCCATTTTTAGAAATCGTCATAACCGGGCTACTCTGGTTGATAAAGCAAGTACCTGAAACCGTCATATATTCAGATTGAAGTGCCTTTCCCAGTGTTGCCCCAGCCCTCATCTCTGCTATATCGTTCAGTTTCATCACCTCTTCCGGCAGATAGGTGCTCAGGCAAAGGCTGCGGATACTTTCAGCATTGATGCCGCTCCAGTTCGGATGGATGCCCACAAAGCCTTTCAATGCTCCCTGCCGGATTACCACAATATCCTGCACCCCGCACTTTTTGCTGCTGGATGCCACAAGATGTGCAGCTCGTGCGATTTCTGGGGAAACAATCGCTTCGTGATGTTCCGGGACATAGGCAGAGCAGCGATTGCCGTTATTCTTCGTGACCTTGCCCAGTTTGTAATCTACCACAATGCTCTTCCTAGCTTCCAGATCACCCCAGCGGCGTTCATTTTTCATGATGTTTGCCACCATCATGCCGTTCCACTCCTGCCTACCGCGCAGGGTGCTGCGCTTTTTCTGTGTCAGCACTGCCGCGATCTGATCGTAGTTATAGCCCTGGATAAACGCCAGAAAAATAAACCGCACCGTCTTTGCTTCTTCCGGCTCAATTACCAACCGTCCATCCTTCGTATGCCGATATCCCATCAGGTCGGCCACCGGGTACTGGCCTGTCATAATACGCTGGTCATACGAAAGGATCATCCGGCGACTCTTGTTGCCCGATTCCCAATCTGCCAGAAGTGCTTGAATGTCCAAACTATATTGGCTGCTTGGATTCAGCGTGTAGATGTTTTCAGTTTCAAAGTACACGCCAATGGGATGTGCCGGGTGCATGGTTTTCAATGCTGCAATCTGCGTCATACAATCCGAAAAATTTCGCGCAAACCGCGAAATGCTGGCACAGATAATCAAGTCCATCTTCTGGTCTTTGGCATCTCGCATCATGCGCTTAAACGCATCCCGTTTCCGCAGTGAAGTACCCGATTTTCCTTCATCGCTGTAAATATCCTGCAAATTCCAGTTTTCCGTTTCTGCAATCTTTTTGGTGTAATATAGAGTCTGGTTTTCAATGGAAGAAATCTGTTCTTCGCTGGAAGTGCTGACACGGGCATAAACCGCCACACGCTTCAGGTCGCTGTCGTAAATCGACGGTGTCGGTTTCGCCGGACGAAAGTAATCTTTTGCCGTTTTCTGCCCCTGTTCTGTCTGCTTATGGATTCTGTCACGAATCTCTGCTTTTCGCCTTTCAGATTCCAGATGTCGGCTCTGCCAGTCTGCCCCACTCGGCAGCACTTCAAGGTTTTCTACCGGAATACACTCTACGTCTTTTGGATTATACTGTCCTTCCACGTTCATTTTTTTCAGCCTTTGTCATTTCATGTTCCAGTCGGATTCTCCACTCAAGATAATCTTTCCTTCGGATCGATGTATATTTTTCAGCCAAATCTTTCAGACTCTGCCGCTGGTTATCAACGTCAAGAATGGTGTCGATTCTCTGGTCATCATCGTCTGTAACAATATCCACTCGCATCGGCAAGTCAAACAGATATTTCAGCAAAAAACAGAAATCACAGGTATTTGCTGCAAGATAGGCCCTTGTCTGCGAGAAAATCAGATTTATGGAACCATTTTTGCAATCTTTGAGCAGATGCACCATTTCCGGGCGTTTATAAATTTCCTTATTCCCTGTGATGTCAATATAAACACCAACCAGCTTTTTATCGCTATCAGTTTTAAACTTTTCAGCATAGTAGGAACTGTGATAGGCTACTGCTGCATCCTTAGAGCGCTCCCACAATTTTGCAAGTTTCACATAGCCGCCAACTTTATACCTGTGGTCCATTCACAGCACCTTCTTCCGGCTGAACACTCCAATACCATCTCCGCTTTTTCTGGTAGCAGTGGATTCCCATTTCTGTTTTTACCATCCGTGCCACTCGTTTGCTGACACCCTCATTGTCCAGACGGCAATAAATTTCATTCGCGCTCATATCGCCTTTTTCAAGAAAATGCTTAATCCAATAGACCGCTTTTTGCTGTTCCGATTCAAATTCGGGTTTTCTATCTGGTTTCTGATTTTCAAAAGATTGCGGCCTGCATTCCAGCCACTGAAAGCCCTTGTCGGCGGAAATGGAAAAGCGGATGTCTTCTGCCGTAGGCGCAAGACTGTTTTTGATTTGATGTACAATTCTTATATCAGGATTCTCTGTATCTCGCTCCACCTGCAGGACGCTTCGTGCTGCTGCCACAACATCAATGCTGCCAAGGCTGCGGTACAGCCCTTTGGAGCCTTCTTTTTTATTAAGGTGACCAATCAAAACAATGGCACAGTCATAGCCAGCAGCCCACATTCCAAGGCGGCGCATCAGTTTTCGTGCCCTGCCTGCGATCTGTAAATCGGAATCACTGCCAAGATAAGCCTGAATCGGGTCGATCACGACCAATCGCGGCCGGAATTCAATGATTGCCTGACGGATGCGTTCATCGTCCAATGTAAGGCCGTTATAAACTTCTTCATTGATGAAAGCAATCTTTCTGCAGTCTGCCCCACAGCGTTCCAGACGGGGCTTTATCGTGTCAGAAACCCCATCCTCGGAGCATTGATAAATCACTTTTTGCGGCGCACTAATTTTGCATCCGTCCGGGGTCCTACCACCCATTGAAAGTTCCGCAATCAGATTCATCATCATGGTGGATTTTCCGTCACCGGGATCACCCTGCAGCAGTGTGATTTTCCCGATTGCGATAAACGGATACCACAACCACCGAACATCTGTTGACTGAACTTCGCTGTACAGTGTCAGCAGCCGTTCCATTTCATTTTCCCCACTTTAGTTTCACAGTTTGATTTCATGCTTTTTATTATACGCTTGTCAGATGTTTTTTTCTGTAAGCCACCAGTTTACATGTGCATCGAAATGTAAACCAGTAGTTTACATTTCGCTCTCAGAATACACAACTGCTAGAGGTGTACCCACCGAATTCTGAGCTATGCATTTGGCTTTTTTCTATTGTTATAGTGCTAAAAATCAAAAATAATAGTATTAACTTATGTGGGCATTTGAAAGGAATGTTTTGTATGTCCATTAATTGTATTGCTTTGGGGAAACGAATTTGTTTTTATCGTTTGAAGTTCAATATAACTCAAGAAAAGCTAGCAGCCTTGACCAACTGTAGTCGTGAATATATTGCTTACCTTGAAAGTGGCACTAAGACTCCCAGTTTGCCAACCTTGATTGATCTCGCCAATGTTCTACATATTTCTGTTGATGATTTACTCGTTGACAGTCTTGATTATTCTTTTTCCACTTCTGGTTCTGACTTACACCGACTTCTATTGGATTGTAATCAAACCGAGCAAGAAATCATTATCCGCATGGTGAAAGAATTAAAGGCCACACTTGCCAGTCTCGGAATTTAACATTTTTTCGTAATAAAAGCGAAAATTGAAACGGCCCGCATAAGCTACAGACGCACCCTCGAATTCTCCTGGGTGCTGTTTGTGGTTTATACGACCCTATGTTTTTGATTGTCGGAACTCAGTATGTACCTTAGACCACTTTTCCGCATAGCCACTCAGTGTCTGGTTAGGACACCACCTACCTATAACTATCACATTCCTGCGGAATGAAACACCCTCATAGTCGAGAAGATACTAATCCTCTCAACTATGAGGGCGTTGCTTTTATTCAAGCAGTTCCAAAGGCGGGCTATCCGGGTCTGGCATCTTATATGTACCATACCTGCCGAAGCATTACTGCCGCCAGTTCCAGAAGTACTACCACGCCGCCGACCACCTGCGGTATCATAAAAATCACAAATCCACCGATCAGCATTTGAAGTGCTTCCATTCCTTGCGACTGATGCATGAGGTACGAAAGAATCGCCGTTGCCAATAGCACACTGCCCAGCAGATAGAAAAACCACGCAGAACAGTGATGCAAAAATACCACAAACCACTTCGCCAGCCACACCGCAAGGAGCAGCGGGAGGGTTATCATCACCAACATCAATTTTAACAGCCATCGAATCGCTTTCATAGTGTCCTCTTTCCGACTGGTCCGTTGCCCATGTTATAACACATTCTTTGATGTTCCAACATGGGCAACCCAGTCCTCTCTCAAATTTAGCTTGTGTGCAGTGCTTTTACAGTATCCTGTATGCTCCGCTCATATTTGAACCGTACCACGATGCGCCCTCCATCATGCACAAAGACATTTTCGATAAAGGCCGACACCATACCCGCTGTGAGCCTCGTCCCGTGCAGGAAATTTTCTGCCTGCTCCGCTGCTGCGCGTACCGTTCCCGGCACAACGCTCTCAGCGGATTCTTCCGCTTTGGATTGTTCAATTTGCTCTTGCACCTCTGAAATTCGTCTGTCACACTCCTGCTTTTTCTGCTTGTAGGTATCCAACGGGAGCGTTCCTGCTGCATATTCTTCATACATCCGCATCTTCTCTCCCTTTAGATTTTTTAATTCCTGTTCCATCAGAGTTTTTCGGCGGTTTGCCTTTTTGTGGGCTTCTTTCAAATCCTGTTCTTCTTTTTGAATATCGCCGTAGAGGGAATCCAGCAGAGAAAGTTCCTTTTTCAGTGCCTGAAAGACAGCATTTTCAATATCTCTGACCTGAAAGACCTCGGAGGTACACTGAGTTTGCCCCACAAGTTCCAGACCTTCTCTGCACCAGAATGTTGGAACAGCCTGTTTGAAATTGTGCGCCATCACTCGTCTGCAATTTCCGCAGCGGACTTTTCCTTTTAGCGGAAAGTCCACGCCGCCCATCAGCACTTTATGGCTGTTGCTCTTTATGACAAGCTGCGCTTTTTCAAATTCTTCACGACTTACGATTGCTTCATGGGTTCCCTCTGTAATGTACCGCTGCCCTTTGGGAACCGTTCGGATAATGCTTTTGCCGGAAATCAGTGTTTTGGTTTTGCCCAAAACCATCGCCCCGGTGTACACATACGCCGTGAGGATTTTCCAAACGCGAGAACTATCCCATAAGATCACAGGAGCTATGGTATAGGTCGTTTCCTTGCCATACGCCTTATTTTCTTTGTTATATACGCTCGGAACAGGAACACTTTCATCATTCAGCATCATCGCTATATCTCTTGTTCCCAATCCCAGAATAGCAAGGTCGAAAATACGCCGCACGATTTTTGCCGCAGGTGGGTCGATGATAAATGCGCCCTTTTTGTCCGGGTCAAACTGATAGCCGAACGGTGCAGCGGATGCCGTTGTAATGCCTTTTCGCCACTTGACCTGATTGGCCGTCCGCAGCTTCTTCCCTGCGTCCCGGCAGTACATCGTGTTCACCAGATTGCTGACCACCACATCCATGCCCAGCGTTGTACCTTTATAATTATTGCTGTCATAGTTATCGTTGATGGCAATGAGCCGGACACCCAGCAGGGGGAAAATCTGCTCCATGTATTCGCCCACACCGATATAATCACGGCCAAAACGGGAAAGGTCTTTCACGATGATGGTATCAATCTTGCCATTGCGCACACCATCCATCATCTGCTGGAATCCAGGTCTGTCAAAATTGCTGCCTGTGTATCCGTCATCCACAAAATCCATCACAGGAACATTTTGCAGGCTTTCTTTGCAGGAGATATACCGCAGGATCAGTTCTTTCTGGTTTTCAATGCTGTTGCTCTTATCTTTGCCATCTTTGCCCAGATCGCCATCAGCCCTTGAAATGCGCTGATACGCTGCAATCATGTTTCTGCACTCTCCTTTCCAAGTTCTGTAAACACATCCCGAAATCCAAAAACAATCCGAATCCGCTTGTCCGCACTCACTTCGATTTTCTGCACAAGGGATTTTACCAACTGAATGTCAAATTCAAAGTTGTCCAGATGTTCTTCCAAATGAGAAGTCATATTCAGGTATTCTTCGATTTGCCGTTCCACTTCCGTTTTTTTGCTCTCCGCTTCCTGCAGCGCAGCTCGCAGGCCATCGTATTGTCTGGAATAATCTTCCCGAATCAGTTGGTAATCTTCGGAATCCACCACACCAGCCACATAGTCCGCATAAAGCTGTTCCCGCTTCTTGGCCATCTGGCTGACTTTATCGGTCAGGCTCATAATTTCACCCTTCGCCCGGTAGACGGGATTCTGCACATCCTCGATTTTCTGCAATTCTTCCAGCACCTTCCGTTTATTGCTCAGCTGGACAATGAGCAAATGCAGCTGATCCATTATCAGGGCTTTCAGCAGTTTTTCTGGAATCTGGTGGCCGATGCACTTATCGTCAGCCTGCCTCGCTTTGCAAATGTAGTAGCAGACCTTTTTACTTTCTTCCGCTCCATGCGGCAGTCGCTCAAACTCCATCGGTCTGCCGCAGTCTGCACAGAACACCATTCCAGCAAGGTCGTTCTGGTACTCACTGCGAATCTGCTCCGACTTTGCTCTTACTGTCTGGAATACTGCTCGATTCTTGTCCAAGATTTTTTGCACCTTTTCAAAATCATCCCTTGCGATGATAGCCGGATGTGTATCCTTTGCTACATACCACTGTTCTTTCGGAAGGTCGCGCTTGTCCTGTCCTGCAAATAACTTCTGTGTACTTTTATTGTTGATGGTATCTCCCACATAGGTTTGATTTTCCAGAATGTGCCGAATCGTGGTTACGCCCCACTTTTTACAGGTAAGCACTTCTTTCTCCTCAACAATTTTTCTATGCCACTCCCGTGGAGTCGGAACCTGCAGCAATGTCATTCGTCGAGCGATTTCAAAAATTGGTACGTCCATCAGTTCCCACTGGAAAATCAACTGCACATAAAATGCAGCTTCCGGGTCAATTTCATTACGCTTTGTCACGGGGTTCCGAATATAGCCATACGGAGCATCGTTTCCGACTGCATAGCCTGCTTCTTTTTTGCGTTGCAAGGAAGTCCATATCTTTTTGGATATGTCTTTCGCATACATCGCATTGACCATATTCCGAATCGGAAGAGCCAGACTTTCCATGTCCTCTTTGCGCGTACTGTCAAAATTATCTGTAACAGCAATCAATCGAATCCCCAAAAATGGGAACACCGTTTCGATATAGTATCCTGCTTCCAGATAGTTGCGGCCAAAGCGTGAGAGGTCTTTCACCACGATGCACTTGATTTTCTTCTGCCGCACATCGTTCATCAGGCGGGTAAATGCAGGCCGCTTGAAATTTGTTCCCGTAAATCCATTGTCGAAGTAGGTATCCACATAGTTCAGTTCCCTGCTGCGGTTGATATAGTCCTGCACCAGTGCGATCTGCGTTTCCATGCTCTCTTCTTTTTCTTCATCCTCAACAGAGAGCCGCCCATAGATTGCCGCCGGTATTTTCGCTTCTTCCAGTTCCGGGAGCAGCACAGAAACTGCCGCCTGTTCCGGCTGCGGAAGATTCTTTCTACTCTTTCTTGCCATCGTCTGTGTCCCCCATCTCTATCTGGCCAAGCATCTTTTTCCATTCATCCGTTTTCATGGTCAGGCTGATTTCTGCCTGACCATCGCCCAGTAATGTAACTGTGACCTGTTCGATGTATTTCTTCACAAAATTGCGGTCAAGTTCCTCCGGGGCCTTATACTGTGCCATCTGCTGAATCCATGGATTGCGCAGGCTCAATGCCCGTTCCCATACCAGCGTATCCTCCATAATTGCTGTAAGCTGTTCATTCAATTTCCGATGCGCTTCTTCATAGTCCATCAGTTCCGCATGGTACTGTTCTTCGGTGATTTCATTTGCCATATAACTTTCATACAGCGGCACACGGCGAAACTGTTCCATATTCAGTTCAGCCAGAACGGACTTCATCTGCACAGACCTCTCGGCCCGGACGACCTCAATCGCTTTCTTGCCTGCTCCCTGCTGAATCGCCGCAGCCAGCTTTTCTTCTTCCAGATGTTCCAGTTCCAGAGCCTCCATCACATTTTTATAAATGGTAGCTGCCGGAACTTTCAGATTCTTTCCGTTTTCCTTGTGTACGCGGCAGTAACGGCAATAGAAAAGTTCCTCCCCTGTTTTCTTATCCTTGTGCCAGCAAAGTGCGCGTCCACAGGTACAGACAATGTGCTTTGCCAGCGGATTCGGCTTTTTGTAGCTTTTCCGAATGGAGATTTTGTTTTCGCCCTCGCGCAGATTGCACGGGAACGCATGAAACTGTTCTTTGGTTATGTATGGTTCATGGCAGTTTTCTGCAATGATCTGGCGGCTTCCATTTGCCGCTGCGCCCGTATAAGTTGGATTTCGGAATAAGCATCGCAGCATATCCGTTGTCCACTGGTCTGGTTCTGCATCACAAGGTTTTCCCAAAATTCTCTTTTTGTGCTTCATGGGGGGTTCCACGCCCTGCTCATTTAACCACTTTGCAATATCACGCATTTTTCGGCCGGACGCATATCTGGAAAAAACCTCGCTCAAATAAGGAGCCACTTCTTCATCCTTTATCATGTTGCTTTCGCCATTCCTGCGGATGTAACCAAACGGAACAGAGTTTGTCAGCCGGAATCCTGCGCCCTGTTTCTTTCTCCACGCAAACATGATTTCCGCGTGCATCTCACAGCGTTTTGCTTCAAAATAGTCCTCGACTTCTTTTCGGCTGACGGCTCTGGTATCCAAACCCTCCTCCAGCACGATCAGGTCGATGCCCGTTGCATAGAGCGTTTCCTTGATTGCCTGCCGTACCGCCGGGAAATCCGGCCCACAGTAATACATGGATGCCACAATAATGCAATCAAATTTTCGCTCTACGCCATCATTGGTCATTTGGTCGAACGCGGCGCGCGCCTTTTCATCGTTCTTGCGGTCAGAATACTTTTTCTGCAAATCCAGCTCTTTATGTTCCGCCAGATATGCCGCAATGCGCTGATTCTGCTCGGCAATCGTCAGTTTACTTTGATGGTTCTTCCAAGGAAGTGTCCGGGTATAGCTTACACACTTCATACTGCACTTTCCTCCGTTTCTGCTGCCGGAACACTACTGCAATATTCCAGCACATTGCGAATTTCCTGATCGAACCGATACTGGATATGAATGTGTTCCTTATCATAGACGGTGATGCTCTCTACCAGTTCCACCAGGACGCGGCGGTTCAGACTTGTCAGGTTTTGGTAGGACTTGAAATCTTCAATCCACGGCAGATGTTCCACATCCAGATTGTTCAGACAATCCCTCTGGCGGTTCATTTCTGCTTTGGCCTTACGGATAGCTTCAACCTTTTCATTAAAGGAATGGCTGAACTCCTTATACTCTTCCTTGCTGACAATACCGCTGCTCATATCCTCATAAAGCTGTCGGCGCAAGGTCTGGTATTTCTGTTCTTCCTGCTCCAACATTTTCAGATGTTCTTCCACAGATTTCAGTCTGCGTTCATTCTTCGGAATCTCATTGATTTCATCCAGACGATGTTCCAGTCCACTGATCTGCTGGATCTTTCCCTGCAATGCGGCCAGCACCACCTCTTCCAACTTACTTTCGCTGATAAGATGCGAGGAACAGCCCAGACCGTTGTGGTTTGTGACGCAGTGCAGATAAATATATTTCTTTCCGTTTTTTGATACGGTACGCCGCACCATGTTCTGTCCACAGCCGCCGCAGCGAACGATGCCCGAAAATAGATTTACAGTCTGCTGGCCTTTCGATGCGCAGGTGTCCAGCTTCAAAACTTCCTGCACCGTATCGAACAGCTTTTGCGGAATGATTGCTTCGTGCATATTGGGAACTCTGATCCAGCCGGATTCTTCCACATCCCGAATTTTCTTGATTTTGTAATTGATTTTCTGCCGTCGGCCCTGCACCATCGTCCCGGTGTAGACTTCATTTTTCAGAATCCGAAGTACCTGAATTGCCTGCCACTTCGCATGAGGGCCAGCTTTGAAGCCACTGTGATAGTTCAGACCGCACAGCCGTTTGTACTCGCTGGGGGCCAGCACATTCTCGCTGTTCAGCTGTTCGGCAATCGCCTGTGCGCTCATACCTTCCAGTTTTCTGCGGTAGATAGAACGAACAACATCTGCCGCATACTCGTCTACCACCAGACGGTTTTTGTTCCGTTCATCTTTGCAGTAGCCGTAAATTGCATAGCCACCGATGAACTCTCCTTTGCGCCGTTTCATGTCCAACTGGCTGCGCACCTTGATGGAAATATCCCGGCAGTAGGAATCGTTCAGCAGATTCTTAAACGGAACCACAATGCTGTCCGAATCGCTGCTCTCGGTGTTCGCATTGTCATAGTTGTCATTGATGGCGATGAAGCGAATCCGCATCATCGGGAAAATCTGTTCCAGATATTTTCCCATCTCGATGTAATTACGACCAAGGCGGGATAAGTCCTTGACGATGATGCAGTTGATTTTGCCGGATTTAATATCCTCCATCATCCGCTTAAAGCCCGGACGTTCAAAGTTGGTTCCCGTATAGCCATCGTCAGCGTATTCTTCGACCAAATGCAGTCCTGGCCGTTCTGCAGCAAAATCTCGAATCAGTTCTCTCTGATTGCCGATGCTGTTGCTCTCAGCCTTGTCGCCATCCTCGATGGACAATCTCAGATAGGCCGCTGCCCGTATGTCTTTATTCTTTTCCTTGTAAAAAAACAAAGCCATTAAACCTCCCGTCTCCACGCACATTGCATGGTAAAATCCAGAAAGTTAATGGCTTTTGATTGCACTATTCACTTAACCCGTCTGTATTTTACCAAGCTGCCGCACAAAAATCAAGCTGCTGCGCACATTTTTTCAGAATTTCAAAAATTGTTCTTGTTCAGTGCTTTCCCATGCTCTGCAACAGACAATCCCACAGTTCGCTGCCTTCTGACCGAAATGATTCATATACGGTAACGCCCTTGATGACGGCTTTTCTGTGATGCTTAGGCTCCGTATGCTCCTGCTTGGGCTTTTCGTCAAATCGTTCTTTCTGCTTCACGGAAATCAATCCCCCTTTACTAATATGAATTCAGAAAGGCATCGGGGGATACAGTATTTGAAAAAATTACAGAAAATCTTGAAAAGTGTATCCTGCATCATGGCTTCGGATTCATATTTATAGAAGCATCTTTTTGATGGGCCTGCGGAAAACGGTAAAACGCTGAGGCTTTTCTCTCTTAGCGCAAGATTCGCCTATAGTAACTCAAAACTCACTTTCGTGATTTTTCGTTCCCGGCAATCTTGATGGGGATTCCGTTCCCCATTCCCACGGTACGCACAAAATCTCAGATTTTGGCTATCTGGCTCCACATGAATGTGTTCGCAGCCGAACGCCTACGGCTTATCGGGAGTTGCTTTGCAACTATAAAAACGCAGGAGGATCACACTATGGCACGACCAAAAAAGGAAGAAAGCATCAGACGCACCAGCAATGTAATGGTTCGTTTCAGCAGCATTGAATATGAACTGGTGGCCGGATATGCAAAAGATGCTGGTTATCCCATCTCCACTTTTGTGCGCAAGCAAGCTCTATCTGAAAAAGTGACTGTCAACTACAACATCGTTGCCGATATTTGTGAAATTCAGAAGTTGACTGCTCATGCCGCTGGCATCGGAAACAACCTCAATCAAATTGCCCGCTATTTTCACGGCGGCGGTCTGGCTTCGCGCGGAATGTTGGAAGAACTGAAAAAGTGTATTGCGGAAATCCGTGAACTGCGGCAGGAAATCGTTCAGCTTGGAGGTGTATATCGTGGCAATTCTAAAACACATCGCAAGTAAAAATGCCAATTATGGGAGTGCCATCGACTATCTGAAATACCAGCATGATGAGTTTCATTTGGTTCCCGTCCTTGATGAAAACGGGAACATGATGCTCCGGGATGAATTTTACCTTGAGGGATTGAACTGTGATCCTGAAACATTCGACCTTGAATGCGAACTGTTGAACCAGGAGTATAACAAGAACAACACTTACGATGAAATCAAAAGCCACCACTACATTATTAGCCACGATCCGAAAGACAACACTGACCACAACCTGACTGGTGAGTGGGCGCAGGCCATCGGCATGGAATATGCAAAGGCCAATTTTCCGGGGCATCAGGCTTTGGTCTGTACTCACACCGATGGTAAAAACGGCACAGGCAACATTCACACACACATCATAATCAACAGCCTGCGCAAATTTGATGTTGACCCGCAGCCATTCACCGAGCGGCCTATCGACTGCAAGGCTGGCTACAAGCACCACCTTACCAAAGACTATTTGAAGCACCTTCAGAAATCCTTGATGGATATTTGCCAACGTGAGGGACTGCATCAGGTCGATCTGCTCTCCCCTGCCCCTGACAGAATTTCGCCGCAGGAGTATTACGCCAAACAGCGCGGTCAGCAAAATCTGGACATTGCCAACATGGAGCTTATGATCGAGGGCATCACTCCCATGCACACCACTTTTGAAACGGGCAAAGAAAAAATCCGCAACGCCATTTCGGACATTGCGGAACGTGCTACGTCTTTTGAAGAATTTCAAAGACTGCTGAAAGCAGAATACGGGATTTCAGTAAAAGACCATCGTGGACGATTCAGCTATCTTCCTGCTGACCGACAGAAGTATATCTCTGCCCGTGCGCTTGGTTCCAATTATGACCGCGACAAACTTCTCCGAATTTTTGCAGAAAATGCAAGGACTGCAGAACAGAACAATCCTCATTGGGCAGTAGACGATCCTATGGCTATCCTGTTCATCAAGTCTGATCTGCGCCTTGTGGTTGACTTGCAGACCTGTGTAAAAGCCCAGCAGAGCCGCGCTTATGCACAGAAAGTAAAAATTTCCAATCTGCAGCAGATGGCCCGGACTGTTGCCTATGTGCAGGAGCATGGATATGATTCTCGTGAGAAACTTTCCGAAACTGCGGATGTCATCTATACCAAAATGGCAAAAGCGCGCGGCGATGCCAAGCTCACTGAAAGCAAGCTGCGAAAAACAAACGAGCAGATTCATTACCTTGGTCAGTATCTCTCCACAAAATCCATTTACGGAGAATTTCTAAAAGCTCCGAATAAGAAAATCTTTCGTCAAGCCCACTCGGACGAACTTGCCCAATATGAGGAAGCACTTCAAATTCTGAAGCAGCACTCGCCTGATGGGAAGTTTCCAACCATGAAAGACCTCCGGGCAGAAAAAGAGCAGCTTACGATTCAGAAGGACGCCCAATACGATACTTACCATTATTTCAAGGATTATTACAAAGAACTCCAGACCGTTTGTGCCAATGTAGACAGCATCCTCGGCGCAGAACAAGAAGTGCGGCAGCACGAACAGCAGCACACGCGAAAATACGAACCGTCCCTCTAACCAGTTTTCAAAGTCCCCTAGAAACAAAAATAGCCAGCGTATCATGTGATCCACACAATACGCTGGCTATTCGTTTCACTTACTGCTTGTACCGCAGCATACCATTTTTTAGTTCAATAAATTTCCCATCAAAGATTTCCTGCAACACCTGCCTGCATGGTATCCGTTGCAATCTTCTGACCTCAGACGCTTCCATTACGCGGAAAGTGGTTTGGTGATGATCCTGATAAAATGCAATAAGTGATTCAATGTACGGTTCGGCATCGGCAAGTGTCCAGTTTGATTCTTCTTTTAAACGTGAGAATACCGATACCAGACTGATGCACCGAACATCTTCAAAATTTGTAGCTCCATTCCGAGCATTTTTGTCATCGGAGCAGAATACATAGATCTGCTCGCCAAGCATCACCGACAAGACCTGCAATAACACAAACGACTTGATTTCCCCAAGATTATTTTTCTTACCAACTTCTATATCGAGTCGTTCAAGCTCTTGCAAATAGTCCTCTCTCGATATTACCGTGTAATCAGCCTCTTCCAATGCCCGATAATGTTCCGAAAAGTAATCCTTAGAAAAGGCATCGCAGGCCAATTTTAACATCTGCGTATAAGTCGCACACGCCAGCGGCCCTCGCACAAGTGACAGGCTTTCAAGGATTTCCTGATCCGTGTAGCTTTTTATCTTTTGCGCACCAATCTTCTCGCTCAACCAGATTGGTGCATCAGCATTGTACCGATTAAGTTCCGTTACGATTTGTGCATGACAAAAGAACTCATACCCCGGCAATTCCATGATCCGATCAATCAAATGATTGCCACCATCATCTTGAACAGAGTGCGTTTTGGAAATGAAGTCAGTATCCAGCAGTGCGTATCTTTTCACTTCGATCTGACCTCCCTCAATCCAAGCCGTACTCTTTTTTCAATTGAGCAAGATAGGCCACATCTTCTTTTTCTCTGGATTCCGTCAGATACTCATGCTGTCTGTTATACTCAACTTTCTCAAGGAGTGTGCCAAAAGATTCTGTTCCTTTGCCATCGAGCTGCCAGCGTTTTGCTGTACCTGTCAGCGATACTCTTTCCATTACGTCCGCAGAGCCTACCTCCAGCAGCTTTTCAGCCTGCTGATGAGATATGTTTCCGCTTTCAAACAAACGCAGTACAACTGCCTTATAGGGCATTGCAAACATATCCATAAGCATCAGGACAGAATCTACTGTAACCAAATCTTTATCAAGCCCATACAGCAGAATCTGCTCATGGAGCAGTTGATCCGGCATCAGAAGCAGCCCTGCAAAGGCGTTCGCTTCCAAGTCCTCCTGCGTTCTTCCTGTTTCATCACCAGTTGCCGAATCCAGCATAGAACCATTTTTTATATAGCTCTGGTCTGCATTTTCCACATAGCAGTAGATATGATACAGTTCATGCGCTGCAGCAAAAAACTGTTTACAAAGCGGAAGTGCTGTATTTACGCACACAAAAATCGTATCCTGCTTCAAAAAAGTCAACGCCCATAATTCATCATCATGGATCGGGTAACGAAGCATTTCCAGCGCGATTTCTTTCTTTCTGGCATAGTTCTGTATGACAGCAAAGATATTATCCTTGATAATGGAATTGCCGACATACTCTGCCGAGAACTGTCTGACGATGGATTGGATTTCATCAAATTTCCTGTTTTGGCTTACAAAGAGGCTATCTTCCAGAACATTGTTCATCACTTATCCTCCCAGGGCTGCTCCATCTTTTTTCCATTCTCGCACACCCTAGTATGGAACAGAATCATATCGGACAGTTCATCCGCAAGCCGGATTCCCTTTCTCGCTTCCTCAGTTTTAACACGCCCCATAAACGCATGAATCACATTCATGTCCATCGGCTTTTCCGGCATCTTCATCAGAGAATCCATCGACACATGAAGGTATTCAGAAATCTTATGAAGTTCAATCGCGTTGATTGCTCTTGCACCATTCATGATTTTGCTCATTGTCTGCTTGGAGACTCCAATTCCTTCTGCCAGATCAACTTGCTTTTTGTTTTCTTTTTTCAGTTCAGCCTGAATGTTGTTTGCAATTATCATATTTACATCCAGCATATAATCGCCTCCTATTCTTGTACTTATATTATACGCTCTCTCACCAAGAATATCAATTATTTGGAAACTATTTTTAATCCTCATAATATTTTGTTTCCATTTCGGTTACAAAAAAGCAAGAGTGGCGGCTCCTTTTAGGGAACCACCACTCTGCACTGCATCGGATTTTTAATTTTTCCGGCTTCTTTCCTGCTGCTGTTGCTGTTGGGGCTGACTTTTCTGTTTTCGCTCTTCCAGTTTGATGTGCAGGCGGTCAAGGACTGAAATCCGATTTCCGATGATACGCGGTTTCTTCGGATTATTGTTGACACAGCCATCAATCATGTTGTAATTCTGCTCTGTACCGGATTCTTTGGCACGTTCTGCGGTGCCATTCTCCAAAAACTTCTGATGATGCAGCAGTTCCGGCTTTTGTTCTCGAAGAAACTTTTCGATTTTTTTCATAACCGAACTGTCAAATCCGTAAATCGTCTGCGCCACCAAAACTCCGCTGTCGTGGAGAACAATGTCCGGTTTTTGCTTTTTTGTCTGTTCACAGACAAGCTGTACAAATCTTTGCTCCTGCACATTCTTTTCGTCAATAACTTTCCATGTATCTGTTTGGCCTTCTATCTGATAGCCACCCTCATTCAAAATCAGGTAGCTGCCCTCAGCTTTTGGTGCCAGAAAGCCGTTGAACTTTACCAGTGCTTCTTTGTCCACATAGTAAAATGCGGTCTTTCCTGCCGCTGTGATTGCAATAACGTCACTAACGCCAAATTTTCTAATTTTGAATTTGTCTGGATTCAGGCTTTCCATGTTTTCACGAATTTTCGCCGGGAACAGACCTTGCGATGCTTTAGCGCAATAGCTGATTTCATAATTGTCCGTAGTTATCATAAAGCCATGCTCAATCTGATACGCATAACTGCGGCAGCGGTATTCCCGATTTTTCTCAGCATCATTGATCTGGTAGATCATAAACATATCTGTTGCCATTATTTCTCTGCCACCCCTGTTTTCTTGTTTGGTTCTTCCGGCTTATACCATTCCAGCTCCAGCCCCTTGAACTGTGGCTCAGTCAACCGCTGCATCTTCGGGATGGTCTGCTGGACAAGCGCAGACATCTCTGCATCCTCTGCCACAAGCGGCTGGATCTCCGTCAACACCTGAATCGTATCTTTGAGTGTCGGCTGCTCAAACATCGCCATCAGCATCAATTCCAGTTCATCAAAGCGTACATTGCTCATAACTCCATCCCTTTCTTTTTCACTTTCTTCGGCTTATCCTGTTCCTGTGCAGGCTGCTCCTGCTTCTTGGCTTTCAGACTGCGCAGGGCATCCAGAACAGACTTTTTCGTACTGCCGCGTTCCTGCTCCTTACTCTGCTGCCGTGCCGCCATCAGCTTTTCCATATCGGAGATTGCCTGCTGCACCAGCTTATCATCTCTGAAATAGTTGATTGAATTGATGTTCTCGCGCTGCACTTTATCGTTCACGACCAGCTCATACATTCCAACAAAGCCGCCATCTTCCTCGATGCAGAATCCAATGCACTTGTCAGCGTTCATCCGTTCAGACGGAATCTTGTCGTATGCTTCTAAGGCTTCTTCCATTGTCAGATGGTCGTGGAACTCTCCCGCAAATGTAAACTCCAAACACTCCGCGACGTAAAAACTGAGTGTTTCCTCCGGCGCGGGTCTTTCTGCGGCGAGTTTTTCTTTCAAAACCTCTGCCTGTTGTTCAGCTACCGTATCAGCCTGTTCCCGCAGTTCTGCAGCGTCCATGACTTTACCCTCTGCCGCATCGCAGCCAAACTCTGCAAGCAGTTCCGTCATAGCCTCCTGCACAGACTTATCTCCGTCCGTTTCAAGAATGCCGCCATCCCGTTCCGTGAAGTCCTTATTATATAAGGTATAGTCGAAACCATCCTCACAAGTCTGGATATGGAAATAGGCATCCGGCAATTCGTAGGCCAGTTCCACATCCTGCACGGCTAAGGCCCCCTGTAACGGCTGGACAACATGATTCTGGATATACGGGTTATCCCAGCCCGGAACCGTTTTGTAGTCCTCCACGATGGTGTCAATGCCGTTCTTGCATTGCAAAATATCCAGCGACCCCGGCAGCGGATCAGGATTTTTCTCCACACCCAAGGCTTTCATGCAATGGTTCGGAAGCGCCTGATACTGCGACATTGCATCGTCCAGATTGCCGAACCGCTCAATTTTCAAAGGCGCGGCCTGCAAATTTTCGATCACATAGAACTGCTTTACGAAAGGCTGTTCCTGTTCCAGCTTTTTCTGCGCTTCCAGTTCATCCCGGTACATCGTCACAAAGCCATCCAAAACAGCCGGATGACTGTCAACCACCCAATCCGTGCGGAACGTCATACGCTCTACGTTATGCTCCGGGGTGCTGACCTGCTCTGCCCATTCCTTATTGCCGGGAGAAAAGCGGCCATCGTAACTTTTATGATGCAGAGTGTTCGCCAGAATGTAGCCCACACGCTCCATGCCGTACTGCCGCACCACCTGATCGACTACACCATCGCCAAGGTACATTCCGTCATAATTGTCCGCAATCACTTCATGGATTGCCTGCTTGCACTCGCTGTTCAGCCGATAGGATGTACGGTATAAATCCACCTCGTCATTTTCTTTGGCATAGCTGAACAGCTCATAGTAGACAGGCACATCCGAATAGTCCTGTGCGCTGTTGTCCGGCACAGGCGCAGCCTTTTCAATGATCTCCGATACCACATCTTCTTTTTTCGGCATATTCCATTTTTCAGAGAGATATTTCTGCACGGCCTCCTGAAAATCTTCATCGAAGCCGTTCCACAAATCCTCTGCCACCAGCTTGCCCTGCTCATTGACTGCAACACAGGCCGCCATATCGCCGTGTTCCTCATGCTCCATCAGGAAGAACTTCTCGCCACCAATTTCCGTTTCATCAATGACGTACCATGTGCCGATATGCCCCTCGACTGCGATATGGTCGGAATCGCCGTGGATCAGTCCGTTCTTTTTCTGCTGCTGTTCCTCCATAAACTCTCGCACGGTCAACTCTGCGCCCGTGAAGTTCAGCCCTTCCTCACCCAGTTCCAGCCGCCCGTCTGCGCCAAGGTCAAGTTCTTCAGCCATCAGAACAGATGCCGCATGGTTCACCACCACAGTTTTCTCTACTGTGACAGGCTGGCCGGGGTCGTAGTCCGAACCGCGCAGATCATAGCGATATAAGCCCTCCGGCACTTCCTCATCCCGCAGTCGGCCATTGCTGAAAAGACCCGGCTTATCAAAGATTTCGATTCCCTGCAATTCTTCGTTCAAAAGCGTTTCTTTCTGCAAATCAATATTCCTTTCCTTGAAAAAATCCGGCAACTCGGCAAAGCCGATACTGTCCACATAGTAGGCTTTGACCGTACTGCCATCATTGAGTGCCACCACATCACTGACCGACAGCGAATGCCCCGTAAAGTCTGCTGGACGCTGAATATTGAATCGTTCATAAATGCCATCCAGCGTATCCTTTTCCGTAAGCGGTGCGGCATAGATCAGGTCATAATCTGCACGGGTAACCGTTATGCCTTTCTTCTCCACATAGTCCAGCCCCATAAAACGGTAGTCGTGTTCCGGGTCACGCTCTGTGATCTGATAAATACCGAACTGTTTCTCACTGCCCTGCAGCAGAGATTCCTCTCGGCTCTTCTCCAACTCCAGGTCTGCCGTTGCGATCTGGAACACATCACTTCCACGCTCGATTTCTGCGCGTTCCGTGACAATCGTTGGCCGCAGACTTGTGCGGACTAAGTAGATCTGCTTCCCCTCATCGTACAGCTGCAGGGCTTGTTCTCTGGTGATGGGCGAAAACGGGAACTGCGGATATGTAAAGTCATCTTCCAGATAGCTTTCCTGCTGTTCCAGCAGAATACTCTGCCATACATCTGTTCGGATGCCGAAAATACCGTCATGCTGTGTAATTTGCTCCTTGCTTGCAAACTCACCTGCCGTACCATCCGAGAACAGAGGATAGATTTTTTCGCCAGCCCGATGCCATTCCAACGCAGCTTCTTTCATCAGCGGCAGCATATCGTCCTTCCGATAACCATAGTCGTGCATCTCCGAAAGACCAATCACTCTATCCGGCAGGTTTTCGATCTTCTCCTGTGCTTCGTACATCAGCCGGTTGGCTTCTTCTTTGTCATCCTCGGCCAGTGCAGCCGCCAGACCATTCACCAGTTCTTCCGTTGCTGCCCGATCATCCAGCTTAAAGGCAAAATTCACGATGAGATTTCGCTGCTCATCATCAAAAATCGTCTTTTCCTGCTCCTTGTCGCCAATCAGCTTTTCCGCATACTGCATTGCGGTCATGCGCTCTGCGCTCCTTTCTGCCACCGCTGCTTCCAGCTTTTCCAGAAAGTCGGCAGCTGTCAATCGAATCGTATCCATCGAGTCTTTCAGCTCCTTCATCTCCTTGCCGCTGGCCCAGCTTGCCACATACGGAAAAGAGTAATCGGATGTATCAATGCCCAGAGCCGAGCATACCGTAAAAGCGATGCTTTCGGCTTCGGTTTCTTTCGTGAGCCTGTCTTTTTCTTCGCCGCTCTGCTCCATCAAATCGCTGTTGTGCAGCATCGCATGAGCAACCTCGTGGATCATCGTCTTTATGGTCTGGCTCTCGCCCATGCCGACCTGAATGCAGATTTCTTTGTCTGCATCACTGTAATAGCCTTTTTCATCCCCTTCGATCTCATCAAACCGCATCGGCACAGGCGATACCTGCTCGATTGCCGTCGTAAGCAGTGCATAGTCTTTGACGCTGGCCGTCAGTTCGTTCACTTCCAGCGACGGAATCGATTTTCCATCGGTCTGTGAAACATCAAAAACCGTCGTCACTCGGAAGCGCGGAACCACATACTCCACACGTTCCATTTCCGGCTCGCCATTTTCGTTCAGCACGGCCAGGCCCGTATCCTTGTCGATTTTCTCGCGTTCTTCCACTTCCTTGATGGGAGCCGGAGCAATAATCTGGATGCCCTTTTCGCCTTTTTTGACGTAACGGTTAAACTTATTCTTCCATGCGTTAAACCCTGCCACCAGTGTGGCATCAGGCCGCTGCATAGCGATCAGCAGCGTATTATTGAAGCTGTAATTGTGGAATTTTGCCATCGTGCGCAGATACGTCGTGTACATTTCCGATGTAAAAATGTCCTTTACACCCTGCTCCAGCCGTTCCGTGATTTCTTTCATCTGCTGTTTGCGGTCAACTGCCATGCAAACCCTCCTTTTTCTTGACCCATCGTGTTTTCATCTGGCGCGGATATTGGTCAGCCTGTTTCGGTGCCTTCGCGCCGTTCCATTCCAAGCCTCCGGCTCTGCCCTCACAGGTGTAGCCGGCAGCTTTCAGGGAGCTGCCATTCTCCGTGTCCAGAATGTAGGTAATAACTTTGTTGTAGCCCATGGCCCGTGCTGCACGGTATGCCGCCGCATACAAAATACTGCAGGCGTTCGGCGTTCCATTCGTACATAGACGGTTGACTTCCAGCGTGTAGCCATCGTCCAACCGCCGCGCCACAGGTCTGCCGCAGATAGCAACGCCCACCAACGCGCCATTGTCCGATACGCCGATGGAAAATTTATGCCCCCGCGTCGGTTTATGGTGGCGGTGATACTGCTGCACAAATGCGTTTGCCGTTTTCAGATTGATCGGTGTTAAAGTAAGCAAATTTCCTCCTTCCTAAAAAACACCCCGTCAGATAAACTGACGGGGCTGCTCATTTACAGTTCCATATCGTGACTTTTTCGCTTCTGGGATTTCTGCGGTTCTGCGCTGCGCTCTACCTGCTTTGCATGAAGCTGTGCCAGCACAGAGGGTTTCCGCACATTGTCTGCCGTGCGCTCTGCAATGCGGCCTGCGTAGTTCACAGGCTGGCGCGGTCTGTCTACAACCTCGGTTTCGGCTGCATCCTCGTCCACTCCCAGCGCATCCTCACTGCCCTTTTCGTCCATGTTGAGCAGAGAGTTCAGCTCCGCAAGACGCGCAGATTTTTCGGCCAGTTCCGCTTCCTGCGCAAAAGGACGTTTGGCTTCTTCCTTTGCCTGCGCCAACTGCTGTTCCAGATTTTCCAGTCTGCGCTCCACCTGCGGTAGTGTCCTTTCGATGCCTGCCAGTGCATTGGTAACGCGCAGGATATTACCCAGCGGGTCTTTGCCGACTTCCATCGAATAGTTCCACGCGCCTTTGATGGACAAACGGAACACCTTATCGAAGTTGTCAAACCGGGAATGCAGTTCAAACGCACCGTAGCTGCCGATCCTGCCCTCGGTGCCAGCCGCTTTCAAAGTCTTGCAAGCCTCAATGATGGCCGCGCCCGCTTCCTTGCGTTCGGTGTACACCTTGCCGCTGATTTCCATAGAGAAGTGGTCTTTATCCTGCGCCAGAAGTGGTTTTGCCGCTTCCATATCCGTTTTCAGTGCTTCGATTTGACCCTGTGCCGCAGCAATCTCTCGCGGATAACGACGGGCAATATCCGATTCCAAACTATAAATCTGACTGGTGTGATTGGCTTTCAGCAGTTTCAGCTTACTGACCTGAATATCCAGATCCATCTTTTCCTTAATGTAGGGATTGCCTGTTGCCAGTGCCTTGATTTCGGCATAGGACAGTGCAGTGTCATCTACATCATCGCAGGCGCGGACAGGCGATTTGGAAGTCATGATCTGGCTTATAAACTTCTGTTTATTTTCCAGAATCTGCCACATATACGAATCAAACGTATTTTCAGTGACGTAACGATAGATTTTCACCTGCTTATTTCGGTTTCCCTGCCGGAGAATACGACCCTCCTGCTGTTCCAGGTCAGACGGCTTCCACGGACAATCCAGGTGATGCAGTGCAATCAGCCGATCCTGAATATTGGTTCCCGCGCCAAGTTTCGGCGTAGACCCCATCAGAATACGAACTTGTCCAGCGCGCACCTTTGCAAAAAGCTCTGCCTTTTTGGTTTCCGTGTTATACTCGTGAATAAATGCCACTTCTTCACGGGGAACACCTCTCGCCACCAGCTTCTCCCGCACATCATCATAAACGTTGAATGTGCCATCTGCCTTTGGTGTCGATAAATCGCAGAAAATCAACTGTGTTCCTCTATCCAAGGCAGATTCTTCCCAGACCTTGAACGCATTGTCCACACAGCGATTCACCTTACTCTCCGGCTCATCCGGCAGCATCTCATTCATAAGACGCTGGTCGAGTGCCAATTTCCGGCCATCGTTTGTGATTTTGAGCATATTATCGAATCTGGGATTCACATTTCCATTGCGCACGGCCTCGGCACGGTCTGCAAAGGAACTTACCATTTCTTCCTGTGTTTCGCTCGGTTTCAGCACTTCGTTGATGTACTCTGCTTGCGGCACAGGTAGGTTCAGCATGTCCGCCGTCTGCACATCTGCGGATTCTTTGAACAGAGAAATCAGCTCCGGCAGATTGAAGAACCGGGCAAAACGTGTTTTCGCACGGTAGCCGGTTCCTTCCGGGGAAAGCTCGATTGCCGTAACAGTTTCACCAAAGGATGCTGCCCAATCATCAAAGTGGCTCAGCCCCATCTTCTGCAGGGTGTCGTACTGGAGATACCGCATAATAGTGTACAGTTCCACCATCGAATTGCTGACCGGGGTTCCGGTTGCAAAGGTCACACCCTTACCGCCTGTCAGCTCGTCCAGATACTGACACTTTGCAAACATATCGCTGGACTTCTGTGCATCGGTCTGGGCGATACCTGCGATATTTCGCATTTTTGTGTAGAGGAACATATTTTTATAGAAATGCGACTCGTCCACAAACAGACGATCCACACCCAGTTCCTCAAATGTAACCACATCATCCTTTCTCGTCTGGTCGTTCAGCTTTTGTAGCTTTGCTTCCAGCGTTTTCTTTGTTTTTTCCATCTGCTTGACCGTAAAACTGCGGCTATCCTCACTCCGGGCATCGGCCAGAGCCAGCGTAATATCGTCAATCTGACGCTCGATAATAGCCTTCTGCCGTTCCGGGGAGAGCGGCACACGCTCAAACTGCGAATGACCGATCACGATGGCATCGTAATCGCCGGTTGCAATGCGGGAGCAGAACTGCTTACGATTGCTGGGTTCAAAGTCCTTTTTCGTTGCCACCAGTACATTGGCATTGGGATAGAGTCGTAAGAAGTCTGCGCCCCACTGTTCTGTGAGGTGGTTTGGCACCACATAGAGGTTTTTCTGCGATAAGCCCAGCCTGCGGCTTTCCATGCCGGCAGCGATCATCTGGAAGGTCTTGCCCGCACCCACGCAATGCGCCAGCAGCGTATTGTTGCCATACAGAATGTGCGCTACGGCATTTTTCTGGTGCGGCATCAGGGAGATTTCCGGGGTCATGCCCTCAAAGCGAATGTGACTGCCATCGTACTCACGGGGACGAATCGCATTGAAAATCCGGTTATAGGTCGCACACAAATCCTCGCGGCGGTCTAAATCCTTGAAAATCCACTGCTTGAACGCTTCCCGAATGGATTCCTGTGCCTGCTGTGCAAGCATGGTTTCCTGCTTATTCAGTACACGGTGGTCGCCATCCGCATCGTGAATCGTATCGTAGATTTTGGTATCCCGGAGATTCAGTGCATCTTCCAGCAGCTTATAACCGTTGACGCGCAGGGTTCCGTAAGTGTTGGTGACAAGCGGATTTCCGCGATCCAGCGACTTACCCGAAATGTTCCATGCACCTGAAATTTCGGAATAGGTTGCCTTAATGTCAATCCCGGCATAGTAGTTCGGGGTTTTGAACACTTCCTTCATAAACTGCGTGATGTACTCCGGTTTTACCCAGTTTGCACCCAGCCGCACTTCAATTTCCGAAGCATCCAAATCCTTGGGCTGTACCCTTTTCAGGTAGTCCACGTTGATCTGATACTCTGCATGGTTTTCCGCAAAGGATTCTGCTGTGGCCAGTTTTTCACGAACATTGCCGGACAGATATTCATCCGAGGTTTCCCACTGCTGTGTCACAGGATTTCGGAAAATCGCACCTGCCAGTTCATCCGTGATTTCCTGTTCCGGTTTACCGCAGAGCTGCACCATAAACGGCACATCTACCTTTGCTTTCTCTCCGATGGAAAGTGCCAGAGCTTCACTGGGAGTATCCACCGAGGTAACAGGCTCCGGCTTACGGATGGTACGTTTGGTAAAAATATCGGCCAGCCGTTTGAGGTTCTTCTCCTCATCCAGAATTTCTAGTGATGCCAGCAGACAATAGCTGCTGTCCTGTCGGAATGCCCGCTTGTTGGCCGTGCTGTTGATAAGGCCATACTGTGCCTTAAATGCGGTGTATTGCTGTTTCAGTTCATTCTGCAAAAGCTGCACTTCCGCATCCGAACCATCATGCAGCTGACAATCCAGCAGTTTTCGGGTGGTTTCCCGCAGAGCGATCATGCCCAGCACTCGCTCTGCAGTTACGGCAGGCAGTTCCACCTTGTTCATAAAGGAATTTTCGCGGTAGTAAATCTGCCCATCCACGTTCGTGAAGCTGAAATTCTTCACGCTGGGATCTGCTGGAATCGGTTCTTCCAGCGCATCCAGTTCATCATCGAAGATTTCCGGCTCTGTGATGGTGGCATGGATGTTGCTGACCGCCTCTTTTAACTGCTGAGCAAGGTCTGCGCCCTCGATGGGCTTAACCGTAGTTTCCTGCTTGCCGTACTGGGTGCTTTCGGTGGTGATTTTCCCCAGCACCATCTCAGGATGCTTCGCAAAATACTGGTTGATGGAATAGCCTTCCGGCGTTTCACCGAGATCCACCCAGTCAGCCCGCTCCACCGCTGCACGGTCACGCTTTTGCAGGAACAGAATGTCAGCCACCACGCCGGTGTTGGCATTGCGCTGGAACACATTATTCGGCAGACGAATCGCACCTACCAGATCGGCACGGTTGGCAAGATACTCACGGACAGAGGAATCCTTCTTATCCATCGTACCGCTGGACGTCACCACCGCCACCACACCGCCCGGACGCACAAGGTCAAGGCTCTTGGCGATAAAATAATCGTGGATGAGGAAATTGTGGCGGTCATACCGCTTGTCCGGCACTTTGTAATTGCCGAAAGGTACGTTGCCCACAACACAGTCAAAAAAGCTGTCCGGGAACTGCATCGTTTCAAAGCCCTGCACTGCAATCTTGTTTTTCTGGTACAACTGCTGTGCAATGCGGCCTGAAATGCTGTCAAGCTCCACACCGTACATCCGAATCTTTTCCATGCTGTCTGGCACCAGACCCATGAAATTGCCGACACCACAGGACGGTTCCAGCACATTGCCTTTGGACAATCCCATATTGCCCAGAGCTTCATACATTGCCTTGATGACCGTAGGAGAAGTGTAAAACGCATTCAGAGTACTGGCACGGGCTTCCTTGTATTCGTCTGCCGTAAGCAGAGACTGCAGTTCGGCATACTCTTTCGACCAGTCCGCATTGTTTTCATCGAACGCCTGCGGAATACCGCCCCAGCCAACATACCGGGAAAGGATTTTCTGTTCCTCCGCTGTGGCCTGCCGCTGCTCTGCATCCAGTGTTTGCAGCACCCCAATGGCCTCCACGTTGGCTTTATACTTTGTTTTCGGCCCTCCTGCGCCGAGATCATCGTCCGTAATGCGGAAGTTCATAGGCTCCTGTTTGGGCTGTACAGGCTGTTCCGTTTCTGCTCCACTGTCCAGTGGAAGGTTGTGCTGCCGCCGTGCATGGTTGACCTCTGCCGGAGTCATAGGCTGCTGGATCAGCGGTTCAAGGGCTTCCTCTGCTGCTGCACGGCTGATGGCATCCGTTCGGTTCTGCACATCTGCGATCAGCTGCATCTGTTCCGGCGGGAAGTCGGGATTCAGCAGTTCTTCCAACTCGCCACCCGATTCTGCCACCGAATAGATCACATCCATCTGCTCCGGGGAAAAATCCTCGTAAGCCACACCAGCATTGTGCAGAGCCGTAAAGACCGTGGTTTCTACCGCTTCTTCCATCGGAATATCATTCTGCTCATACAGATGCCGAATGTACTCCAGCGGTTCCGTTCGGAAGATCGGATACCGAGCTTCTTTTGCAAGGGTCATGTCCTGCAAGCTGACCGTTCCCTGTTCAAAGTTGACCGAATCCACACGGAACTCTCTATCGTCCAGTTCAATGATGGTATTGACTGGCAGATATTCCTCTCTGCGGAAATACTTTGTCTGTGCATGGGTTCCATCTTCCTGCTGGCCGGACAGATAGACGCTCTCCCCTTGCTTCCAGAGCTTCATCGCCTGTGAAATCCACTGTTCACGCGGAAAACCAGATACCTCAACCTTGCCGAGTGCGGTTTCCTTTTCCAACAGCTTGCTGCCAAGAAGTTCTGAAACGCGCTTTGCATCCTCGCCGTAGAACTCAAAGTTACCGTGCTGCTCGTAGCCGACCAGCGCATTCGGGTAACGCTCTTTCAGCGCGTTATACTCGTTGGCGGCATCCAGCGGCAGGGGCTGCAAGGTCAGCTCAACGGCCTGTTCTTCCGCTGCATACGGAACCATCATGCCGCGCACCCACTGCGGTGCGTCCTTGCTATCCTGATACAGTGCAACGGCATCCCGTCTGTCCGTAATAATGTCCTGATAGGTGCGCTGGAAAATATCTTCTTGAATCCACTCTCCGAAGTGCGCCCATATGTCGATGGCTTCGGAATAGATGGCATTTTCCACCTCGCCGGAAGCAAACAAATCCTCGATTTTCTCACGGATCAGATCTTCCGCTTCTTCCTCGGTGGTATCGCGGTCACGCAGCAGCGGATAGATTTCGCTGCGCTCTACCTTTTCCAGCAGCGTGTACAGACATTCTTTATAGATACTGCGGCTGTCTTTCTGGGTGTGGTCGGCATCCACTTTCAGAAAATCGTTCAGCAGATTCTTCGCCAGTGTTTCATCATAAGACTGCACCGAAATAACACGGCCAGCCACCGCCGAATTTTCCATGTCTTTCAGGTACACATCGTAGGCATTGGAACGCTCAATGCGGTACAGATGGTCGTTTTCCAGATACAGAAAACTGCCATTTTCTCTGCTGTACGTTTGCTTAGGCTGATTTTCAAACGATTCTACTGTTTTTGCATCTTCCCTCGTTTGACGAATGACAGCCTTTGCATCATTCAGACTGTTAAACGGCCCTGTTTCTGCAGCACCCGTACCCTTTTCTTCGTCATAGTTATAATGGTTATAGAACTTGCCATCAGGATATTGCAGAATTGCAATATCCTCGATATATCCCTCCTGCATCATCATCGTTGACTGATACCGCGCAACGACTTTTGCCTTTTTGGGTACCTCAACCGCTGTGGCGGTTGACTGCTCTTTCGCTTGCGGCTCCTGCTCCATAAAATCAAAGATGGACAGCTGTCCAAGCTCAGAATCCGCAATCTCAACAGCCCTCTTCTTTTCCGGGAAAATCGTGTACGTTCCATCGACATATTGGTGCAGGACAGCGAGGAATTCTGCCTTGCGCTCATATTCTTCGGAATCCAGCGGCACAGACAGAAGCGCATTGTCCATCTGCTCCAACAGTTCTGCCGAAAGTTCGGTGTCTGCCAGCTTTTCAACAAGAGCCTTTCGGCCTTCTTCATGGTAAAGGTCTTGCGGGTAAGGCCGCTCCACGTTGTTCGGCAGATGGTGATAGAAGCCCATCACCCGCATTGCCATCCGCTCGCGCTCGTAGACAGGCATCCGGGAATAGTCCGCAGGTTTCAGATATTCACTGTCACGGATAAGCTGGTCGATCCGGCCTGCGGCCTGATTCCAGTTCAGATGAACGCTTGCATCCGGGTTCCCGTATGGCCCGCGTTCCAAATCAATGCCCCTACCATCGTGATCTTCGTGAGAATCGTCTGCCCCACAGAGTGCATGGCTACTGCCGCCGATTCCGTAATGGTCTTTCAGGAAGTCAGCCCGCTCTTTCTTATCTTCATGATTTAAGAAGAACGAATAGATTGCCAGCCGACTGTCTGAATAATTGCTGCCCCGTGTGAAGTAAGCAGTGATTTCATCTTCCGTGATGAATCGTTTGTACTCATTCCAGTGAAAGCCATCCCGCGCCGAGTAGTTTTGATAAGGTTTTGCAAACTGGTGGAACAGCGCCGCCACCTTATCCGGCTTATAAAAGTGCATCCGCATCAGGTCTTTATCTTCGGCGTAGGCTTCCCCCAGCGCAGATAATCTGTCGTTTAGGTCAGTCAGAAAATCCGTGTCATCCAGCAAGTCTGCCAGCCTGTCTGCCAGTTCCGGGAAACCGCCCCTGAAGATTTCTGTATCCTGAAACACTGCTTCGGAAACGCCATCGGCTAAATCACGCTCCATATAAGCCAATGTCTGCGCGTGTTCCTGTAAGGCATTCTGCCGTGCAGCATCCAGAACTGCCTGCGGTGCGTACTCGCCCTGCCGGAGCAATTCATGGATACGGTTGCTCACATCCTCCCACGAAAGAAACGCATTGGCTATCGCGCCCCCCTTAGCCGTGTCACCTGCCGCAATGCGCAACCCCAAATCATCGAACCAGACCGCATACTTTGCGCCGTCAATTTCAAAGCCTTTTCCTCCCGTGCCGTATTCGTTTTTCACGAACTCCGTGTATCCTTCCGGGGTTTTCTCGACCATGAAATTGTAGATCAGGCGAAGCTGACCCTTGCTGCGATTGCTACCCGTGCGCAGGATTTCATCTACCACTTCGGAATCAAGTGCAATTTCATCCGCATACCGCGCCTGGATTGGTGCTTCAATGGCTCGGATTTGCTGTTCCACGGTAGGCAGATCAGGAAAAGAAAAAGCAGAGGCAATTTCTTCCTCTGCTTCGCTCAAATCCTGTTCAGTTGTCGGTTCGGTTAATTGTACACCAATTCCTTCAGCACAATCTCCTCGGCCATCGCCGTCAGGCTGTTCTGGTGCGCTGCCCATGCCAGCGGGTCTTTCTCCTTGCTCGGAGCCGGGTACTTCTCGTTCAGGCTGTCCAGCAGGACTTCCATTCGGCTCTCCGCTGCTTCCTCGATCTGCGCCAAGTGCTGATTCAGTTTGCCGCTCATCAGCATACTCTGATACCAGTTCTTGCGGTTCTCTTTCAGGTACGTCCTGCGCAGCATCCCGTACTTCCCGATGGTCTGCGGCTCGTCCTTCACGGCCAGATTCGGGAACAGATAATCTCCCTTGCGGTAATACGTCAACTCCATTTTCTTGTCCTCCTTTGGTCGTGGCTTCTTTGGTTTCACGCTTTAATGCGTTAAAGTCCGCATTGGTATTATACAAGCTGTCAACGGATTTTTCAAGCTGCTGCGTGATTTCTTTTTTGTAAATTTTCCGCATCTCACGGCCAATGTCAAAAAGAACCGCTTCGCACTGTTCGGAAACCGCATTGCCAAGGAACGACAGCACCGGCAGCTTGTTGAAATCCACGATGCGGATAAAGTCATCATCGTCCAGCACATTCATAGGCTCCTGCCCGCAACGCCGGGAAAGCGTATAGAAGATACTGTTGGTCATCAGTTCCCGGAAGCGGACACGGATGTTATCTTCGTCCAGTTCTTCCAGAAACGTATCCGCCACCTCATAAGCCAGACCGTCCATCGCTTCATCCAGATTGTCGGCGGTCAACTGCTGTGCCAGCTCCAGCAGGGCAGCATTCATGCTGTCTGTCTGGGATAAGCCATAGGTATCTGCCAGATGGTCTAAGATCGTCTGCTCATGCTCGTGGCTGTCCAGATTCCATAAGAGCGGTGTTTTTCCACCGCGTACCAGATGGGTGTCAGCAATATCGAACACATACCGCAGCTTGGTACGAGGTCCGGTATCATCCAGAAGCGCGATGCCTTTTGCACCACGATTGACCCAGCGGTTCATTTTCTGATTCCAGAGTTCCAGTTCTGCACAGGCGGTTGCATCGGGCCGCTGTGCGTGGATCAGGAGCGCATCGGTAAACGAATAGCGGTACAGCCGCGCCGCTACATTCAGATAACTCATCCAGTCCTGTGGCGAGTTACTGACATACCGGGCGTTCTGCTGCGCCAATTCTCGAATATCGTTAATCTGTGGCAAGGGTCAAACCTCCTTTACGTTTTCGTTTTCATTGGTGTTTTGGGAAATTCCAGGCTGTACTGTGCGCGGCCATCTTCAACACGCATCACAAGGTCAGCAGCAAACATCTTGTCTTTTTTCACGGAATAAAAGTCTTTTACATGGGTGCGGCCTTTCTTCAAAAGGTCTGCCGCCATCTTCCTGTCCAGCGTCTTTCTCATGTTGGACAAGTATCTGCTTTCTTTCCAAAGGGCGAATTTACAGCTACGGTCTGCACAACAAAAGCTGAGTTTGCTCTCATGTACAGGGTTGCCACAGACCGGGCAGCTTCCTACGCTTACCTTATTATGATAGGGAGCCGCCTCGACGGTAGGAATCTGCCGCAGATCAGCCAGCATCTTATCGAGCAGCCCGTGGATGCCCTGCATAAAATCATGGGGCTTGATCTCACCGCGCTCCATCCGCAGCAGGTCATTTTCCCACTCAGCTGTCATGCTGGCAGATTTCAGGTAGTCCGGGATATTGTGGATTGCGGCTACACCGTCCTCCGTGGGAATCATCTGCTTGCCCTTGCGCTGCACATAGCCGGAAGATACCAGCTTTTCCAGAATTGCGGCGCGCGTTGCAGGGGTTCCCAGACCTTTCTTCTCGGTGTCCTTTTCAAATTCTTTATTGCCTGCTGTTTCCATAGCCGACAGCAGGGTATCCTCGGTGTAGACTTTCGGCGGTGAAGTAAAGCCCTGCTTTTTCTCTGCCCGTACCATAGGAAGAACCATTCCCTGCTCCATCTTTTTCGGAAGCGGTACATCTTTGTCCTTTTCCGGCTCCACAAGCGGAACAGGTTTTGCAGTATAACCGGGCTGCAGAACATCCTTATATTTTGCCGTGAAGTTCCTGCCCTGGCAGCACACTGTTACCAGCACATCCTCATAGATGAACGACGGCTGCACAGCCTGCACCAGTTTCCAGATGATAAGCGAAAGAATCTTCTGTTTGGTTTCGGACAGCTTTGCCTTATTACACTTTGCGCCCTGCATCGTCGGCAGGATCGCATGATGGTCTGTGACCTTGCTGTTGTTGATAACGCAGCTTACGTCTGCTGCCGCGCCATCTAAGGCCAGCACCAGAGATTCCACCGTCTTGCGCATATCCTCGGTCACAAACTGGCTGTCCGTTCTGGGGTATGTCACCAGCTTTTCTTCGTACAATTCCTGCAATGCCTGCAAGGTCTGGCTGGCAGTCATACCGTAATAACGGTTTGCTTCTCGCTGCAAGGTCGTTAGGTCATACAGCTTCGGGGGCTTCTTTTCTACCCTCTTGCGCTCGATGCTGCCAACCACGGCGCACTGTCCATCGCAAACGGCCTGCACGGTATCTGCATCCTGCTCCTGCGCCATCTGTTCCGATACCGCTACGACACCCGCGCCGGACAGTTCCACTTTGTAATAGGTTTCTTTTACAAAGTTCTGGATTTTTGCCTGTCGTTCGGCCAGCATCGCCAGAGTCGGGGTCTGCACACGGCCAATGGTCTGCTTTCTGCCGTACTTTTTCGTAAAAGCACGAGTGCCGTTCATGCCGATCAGCCAGTCCGCTTTTGCTCTGCACTCGGACGCTGCAAACAGTTTATCATAGGCCGCGCCATCTTTCAGGTTTTCAAAGCCCTGTTGGATGGCGGCATCCTCCATGCTGCTGATCCACAGCCGCTTGATAGGAAGATTGCTTCCGGCAAGGGCATACACACGGCGAAAAATTGCTTCACCCTCTCGACCGGAATCTGTAGGATAGTTCTCGGAGGTGACTTTTCTGACTTTGTTACTCGATGGCATCCAATGGGCCGATAAAGCGGTAGAAAATCTGGATTTTCTGGACGTATTCGCCATCGACCTTTTCCGCTCTGGATACCAGAATCTTGTCAATCAGCTGATGCAGAATCTTATAGTTCAGTTCGGTGATACCAGCGTACTTGCTGACTTCATCAATAAAATCCTGAATCTTGTCCAGCTGATCGTGTTCAGCACGGCCTTCCCGCTCGTACTGCTCAATCTTCTCGGTCAGTTCAGCCTGTTCTTTGTCGTAGCGATCTGCAAGCATTTGAAAACGTTTCTCCGGGAGAAGTCCCTTTGATACGTCCTCATAAAGTTTTGCATACAGGTCTTCGATTTCTGCGATTCGTGCTTTACACTGCTTCAAATCCCGTTTGTGCTGCGCCCGGTCAGAGGACACCCGGAGGTGCATCTGATTTGCAATCTTCTTCACAAGGGCTTCCCGATTGCTCACAGCGGCCTTTGCGTGTGCCTGAATGTCCGCAAAGACAGCTTCATGCAGAACACGGGCTTCCAAATTATGCGAGTCACAGGCTTTCGCACCATATTTCCGATAAGTGCTGCAACAATAAAAGGTCTGATCCAGAACACTGTTACGTTTGCGCCTGTGCTCGACCTTGACTAACATCGTTCTGCCGCAGTCTGCACAGCGGACGATGCCTTTGAAGATATTGTCGTAGTCGGTCTTATCGCACATAAAACTACTGGAACGGCTGTAAAGGATTCGCTGCACGTTCTCCCAACGGTCTTGTGGGATGATTGCTTCATGTGTATTCGGAACGATAGCGCGTTCTTCAAACGGAATATAACGCCGCTTTTTGGATTTCATGGACACGGTGGGCTTGGCTTCGTAGATGATGTGTCCGGCGTAGACTGGGCTGTGCAGAACCTGACTGATATAGGCACTGTCCCAATCATACATCTTTTCATCATCAATAAAGCGGCCAAACATCTCTTTCTTGTAGTAACACGGCTTCAAGACTTTTTCATCGTGGAGCCGCTTGGCGATGCGGTGAAGCCCCAGCCCTTCCTCTGCCATTGAATAGATATACTCAACAACGGGGGCGGTGTTCGGGTCGATCACAAGGTGATTGTGGTCGGCAGGGTCTTTCTGGTAGCCAAACGGTGCGCCGCTGGAGATATACTTTCCACTTTTCTTGCGTGTCCGAAGGGCACTCTTGATCTTTCGGGAAGTGTCTTTGGCGTACATTTCATTGATGATGTTTCGGAACGGGGCAATATCCATCTGAGATTGCTCGTTGGAATCATAACCATCGTTGATTGCAATATAGCGGACACCGTGTTCAGGAAAGAAGATTTCCATATACGTTCCGGTTTCGATGTGGTTGCGTCCAAGTCGGGACTGGTCTTTGGTAATGACTGTTGCCACCTTTCCTTCCCGGATATCATCCAGAAGTTCCTGAAAGGCAGGGCGGTCAGAGTTCGTACCGCTGTAACCATCATCAACATAGTACTGGCAATTCCCGAAACCGTTGCGTGTGGCATACTCCATAAGCATTGACTTTTGAGTGCGGATGCTCAGGCTTTCGCTGTTTGAACCGTCATCTTTTGACAGTCGGCAGTATAAAGCAGTTACTTTTTTGTCCTTTTCCATGTGTACCTCCATAATGGAAAAGAGACCTCATCAATCACATTGTAGCGGATGCTGCGTGACGATGCAAGCCCTTTTCCGCAGTAAAACGTCCAATTAGCCAGCGGCGAGATACGATTCGGCAGTTTTACGAATTTCTTCTTCCACAAGCCGCTGAAAAAGCGTATTCATCGGCACATTGCCGATATAATGGCGTTCCACGATCAGGCGCACGGACTTCGGACTTCTCGGCGCACGTTTGCGTGTGGTGGGCTTCTTCTCAGATTTTTCTTTGTTCAAGGGCAGACCTCCTCATTCATGTGGTGCAAATACGGAAAGGAATGGATGGATTCTATTCGTTTTTCTCTTTTTGTTTTATTACGTTGGTTAGGTGAAAGTTTTCTTCGATACAGTCTTAAAGGCTGCTATACTGCATAGGAAAAATATCTTTTGCAGATGCCATTAAGAATCTGCATCACAGAATCGTGATTTTGGCGGTTCTTGAATCGTGAAAAACGCAGAACTATTCAACATTTGGAATTTTCACAAAGATGTGATTGGGCGAAGAAAACCGCGTTCGTCTGCGCTCAATCAATCCCGCAGCGTCCAATTCCTTAAGCGCACTGGAAACACTGACAGTGCTGCGCCCTAGCTGCTCAGCCAAAGAGCAAATCGTAAAAATGACAAACACGAATCCACGTTCATCTATCCAGAGATTTTTCTGCGAGAGTGTGGCACGGTCGAGTAGCAACACATAAGTCATTTTTGCAGTCTGACTCAGGTCAAGTTCCAAAAGGAAGCGTGGGTATGGGAGAAACGGCGGCAGCGGAGTTTGCGTGGTAAGATATTCTGAAATGTTGATCACCTCCAGCTGAAGCAGAAATCAGGAACAAAGAGTATGTAACGAGAATTGGAGGGTTCCAATTCTCCAGTCGCAGAAAAGCACGAAACAAGTGCTCAACTGCGTTAATAAGTTAAGGTCTCCCATATTGGTCCTCGACTTCCCTAGGAGTGGGGAATCGTCCGGCGGCGGGCTTGCACCGCACCATTGGCATTTCAGCCACCCCGTCTTCGTTATGACCGGGCTGCGAGTTACAGAAGTACCTTTTGTGAAGTACCGGACGATTGAACTATTCACTTGTCAAGGAACATATGGAAGATTTCTGGACTTTGACGGACGAAAAACATCCTTCTACTTGGTAGCCGATGAAAAAGGCCATTTCGTAGCATTGCAAGCAATTTTGTAAACAAAACGTCATAATAGTCCGAGAATGGTCTTGAAAAAGATGCCCTACACTTGGTAGGCATCGAGAACGCCTGTTTCGTAGCATTGGTGAGAAACTTGTAATTGAATTGTAATTCTTGAGACCAAATCTCCGCTTTTGAAAAAATCCTCTCAATAGGTAGGCAACGAAAACAGCCCAAAGACAACCATCTTTTTGAGAATTAACAAAAAGGTCACAAATGACCGGCTTTCAAAGAGGCGCTTCTACTATTAACAGAAAAAGTGGCCTAAAATGGGGGGTGTTGGAGAAAATTTCTGCCTTAAAAGTACGCCTCTACTCACTAGCCAGCGAGAATAGCCAAAAGCCAGCAAAAAACAAATGAATTATGTACTTCTGCCACTGATTGCAACGGCATATCGGTGACAGAAAGATCGTTTAGAGCGATTCTTCGCGGTTTGGGGTGGTAGAAATCGTTTTGTAGTTGGACTTTTTCTGCTGAAGCTGCTCCAGCTGTTTCAGCACCGATTCCTTCTCCGGGGGCTTGCCGCCCGGTGTGGAAAGCTGCTGCTTATTCAGCACCATGTCGATATACTTGCGGATATTTTTCAGGGCAGAGACATCCGGCTGCAAGGTTTCCAGTTTGGTACGCAGTTCTGCGCTGCCGGATTGCAGCGCAGAAAATTCGGCATCCAATGCCGAAAAATCTACCGCTGTGCTGCCGTTCAGTTTCATCAGAGTGCGGACAGCTTTATTAAAGGTGTCCAGCTCCTCTTTGTGCTGGGCGGCATAAGCGTCCTTGGTCAACTTGAAGTTCTTCTTGATAAAGGTGTCGTGGATGGGCTTCAGCTTGGCATGGGCGGCGGCAGCATCCTTGATCTGGGCGATTGCCCGCATACGGTTTTCGTTCTGCTTCAACTGCCTACGGAGAGGGGCGGCGGTCTGGTTCAGGTTAGAAATTGCGGTATCCAGATCCTCGATGGTGTTCAGAGAATGGGCTTTCAGATAGTCCACCGCCCGTTTGACTTCCTCAAAGTCTCGGACAGTGCATTTCAGTTTTGCCTTGCCAGACCAATCGCTGCGCTGCTCGTTGCGGAGGTTGAAGTAATCCACCAGCAGGTCGGACAGCATTGGCTCCTTGGCTTGTTCCAGTGCATCCAAAAGAATCTGCTTCTTTTCATTCAGGTCTGCGATCCAGCGTTGCAGCCCACGAATCGCACTGCGGATGGACTGCATCAGGCTATTGGCGGCGCGAATATCCCGGTTCAGGTTGCCGAGAAAAGTTTCCACTCCACGCTTTTCCATCTGGTGTGCGGCGGGACCGAGATGCACGGTCGGTATCTGCTGGATGCCCTGTCGCTCAAAGGAGCGCAGGTCAACACGTTCCGGGCGGCCAGCCGCTTCCAAATAGCGGTTGGTAATGGTCTCCCAGCCATGCCGCCAGACCTCGGCATACTTCTGGTCGTTCCAGTCCACCGTGTTTTCCTTGTGGCACTTCCAGTTGCCGGAAGCGAGCCGGATGCGCTCACCGTTCTCGTCAAGGTCGTACACCTTTCTGGCTTTCGGGAGCCACTTGCCGTGTTCATCTATTGCCCGGAGCGTCAGCAGAATGTGAGCGTGTGGGTTTCCATCTCCCTTGTCGTGGATGGCAAAGTCGGTAATCATCCCTTTGGAAACAAACTGCTCCTGACAAAACTCTTTTATCATGGACAAATACTGCTCCTTCGGCACCTCCACCGGGAACGCCAGCACGATGCGCCGGGCAAGCTGGGAGTTCCACTGGTTCTCCACAGCTTCTACGGCGTTCCAGAGGGTCGCCCGGTCTGCATATCCGGGCGGCGCATAGGATGGCAGCATGATCTCAGCGTGGACAAGCTCTTTCTTCTTGTTGTAGAATTTTGTTCTCTGGTCGTACTCGCTGAACAGCCGTTCGCCGCTTTGGTAAGCGGCCCCGGCAACAGCGGACTGCCCTTGGCTGCGCTTGACGATGGTAATTTTGAAATGCGGACACGGAATAGGCATCACCC